ACCGCTCTTGCGCGCCTTAACCGTGCCCGCCATCTGGATCGCGCCGCCGAACAGCAGCAGCTTTTCGGTGAGCGTGGTCTTGCCGGCATCGGGGTGCGAGATGATCGCGAAAGTGCGGCGGCGCTTGACTTCACGCGCCAATTCCCCGGAACTGGCTGATGGAGTGCTGGATATTGTTTCTTCCGAGGAGCAACTCATTTTCCTGCTTACCTTTGCGCAACAATGTGCGCGGAAATGAAAAAGGTCTGCACGTTTTTCGTGTAGACCTTTAAAAAATTGGTGTAAAAATAATTTGGTGGCCCGGGGCGGAATCGAACCACCGACACAAGGATTTTCAATCCTCTGCTCTACCGACTGAGCTACCAGGCCATTTGCTGCATTTATCCAGTTAACCAATTAATTTCAGCCAACTCGGGAAGCCGCGCATTATACCGATACAGCGCCAAATAACAAACCCCGCCGAGGCGGGGTTTGCTTGTTTGCTGATAAACAATCGATTGCTGAAATACAACTACGCTACATAGCGACAGAAATCGTAGCGAGCGGGCCGACATCAGGGGAACCCGGAGCACAGGCACCGGAATGTACACAAGGTACATGAGGATGCCGAGCACCGCGTGACCCTGATGCCGGTTCGCGCAGTAGATTTATGCGCTATGTTTACATCATGCCTTCCATGCCGCCCATGCCACCGCCGCCCATGCCACCGGCAGCGGGCTTGTCTTCCGGCAACTCAGCCACCATGCAGGCAGTGGTCAACATCAAGCCGGCGATAGAAGCCGCGTTTTGCAATGCGACGCGCGTCACCTTGGTCGGGTCAACCACACCCATGACCAGCATATCGCCATATTCGCTGGTAGCCGCGTTGTAACCAAAGCTTCCTTTGCCTTCCATCACTTTGTTAGCCACAACAGAAGGTTCGTCACCGGCATTTTGCACGATGGCGCGCAGCGGGGACTCCATGGCGCGCAATACGATGGTGATGCCCGCGTCCTGGTCGTGGTTGTCGCCCTTCAGTTTGGCTACGGCAACCTTGGCGCGCAACAGTGCCACGCCGCCGCCGGGAACGATGCCTTCTTCAACGGCAGCGCGAGTCGCGTGCAACGCATCTTCAACACGCGCTTTCTTTTCCTTCATTTCGACTTCAGTTGCCGCGCCGACCTTGATAACCGCTACACCTCCGGCCAGCTTGGCCTTGCGTTCCTGCAATTTTTCCTTGTCGTAGTCGCTGGTGGATTCTTCGGCTTGCTTGTTGATCTGGCCGATACGCGCTTTGATCGCATCTTCCTTGCCGGCGCCGTCGATGATGATAGTGTTGTCCTTGCCCACTTCGATGCGCTTGGCCTGGCCCATTTCGGCCAGGGTGGCTTTCTCCAGAGACAGGCCGACTTCTTCGGCGATCACGGTGCCGCCGGTCAACGTGGCGATGTCTTCCAGCATGGCTTTGCGACGGTCGCCAAAGCCGGGCGCTTTGACGGCAACGGTCTTCAGGATGCCGCGGATGTTGTTCACCACCAGTGTGGCCAGCGCTTCACCGTCCACGTCTTCTGCGATGATCAGCAACGGACGGCCGGACTTGGCGATCTGTTCCAGTACCGGGAGCAGGTCGCGGATGTTGGATATTTTCTTGTCGTGCAGCAGGATGAATGGATTTTCCATCAGCGCCAGTTGACGATCATGATTGTTGATGAAGTAGGGCGACAGGTAGCCGCGATCAAATTGCATCCCTTCCACGATGTCCAGTTCATCTTCCAGGCCGGTGCCGTCTTCAATCGTGATCACGCCTTCTTTGCCGACTTTTTCCATTGCAGCAGCGATCTTCTCGCCGATCACAGTGTCGGAGTTGGCAGAAATGCTGCCCACCTGGGCGATTTCCTTGCTGGTGGTGCAAGGTTTGGATATCTTCTTCAGTTCTTCAACCGCTGCGATGACTGCCTTGTCGATGCCGCGCTTCAGGTCCATCGGGTTCATGCCGGCGGCGACGAACTTCATGCCTTCCTGCACGATGGATTGCGCCAGCACGGTCGCGGTCGTAGTGCCGTCACCGGCCACATCAGAGGTCTTGGAAGCGACTTCCTTGACCATTTGCGCGCCCATGTTCTCGAACTTATCTTTCAGTTCGATCTCTTTAGCGACAGATACACCGTCTTTGGTGATAGTCGGTGCGCCATAGGAGCGATCCAGCACCACATTACGACCCTTGGGTCCGAGCGTGACCTTGACCGCATCGGCCAGAATGTTGACGCCGATCACCATCTTGTTGCGTGCCGCGTCGTGGAATTTTACGTCTTTAGCTGCCATGTTCTTTCTCCTAGTAATTCAGTAATCAGTAGTTGTGTGCCAAGTTCAAAGCTAAGGTGAGACAAGGCGGCAACGAACTCGTGACGAAGACAGTGCATCAAGCACGGCTAGGAACGAGTGAGGATGCCAACGCAGTATCACCGACGATTTGAACTTGGATTACGCTTCAACCACGCCGATGATGTCATCTTCGCGCATGGTCATGTATTCCTGACCGTCCATCTTGAAGGTTTGACCGGCATATTTGCCGAACAGCACACGGTCACCAACCTTGACGCTCATGGCCTGCAATTTGCCGTCGTCGCCGACCTTGCCCTTGCCCACGGCGATGATCTCACCCTGATCGGGCTTTTCGGTAGCGGCATCGGGGATCACAATCCCGGAAGCGGTCTTGCGTTCTTCTTCCATGCGTTTGACGATCACGCGGTCGTTCAAAGGGCGAATTTTCATACTGAGGTCTCCTAAAACAAGGGGTTAAAAAATGTGGAGGCGGAGTTTAGCACTCTCTGCCTGCGAGTGCCAACGATTGGGGTGACCCTGCCGGATTTCAAGGGCAGGGTAGAGGTTTATTTTTATGGGTGTGTAAGGACGCGATTAAGTCCGGAAGAAAGAAGAAATTAAAACCGGAATTGATTTGCGGGATATTTGGCACTTATTGCCTGTTGCCCTGTTTCACATTTCGCTTATTAACGACAGTCGCGATTTGTTCGCCATCCAGGTGCAGGTTTACCTCGACCGGGCTGGGTTCTTTTTCACGGTTCAATAAGTCATATATCAATGAACCCAGACTGCCTGAATCGGTTAGCTTGCTTATACCGTAATCGATTCCCTTGGATAGTAACGTACCCACCCCGTATCCGACAGCACCGGCAGCCAGTACACCGCTGGCGGATGCTGCAAGGCCAGCTTCCGCCAGCGGAAGTCCACCCATAGCGGCAAGCCGCGCAAGCAGGCCGGGAGCGGCGGCTTTGCGCATGCCAAGCGCTTCGTTCAACCCGCCGCTTGCTACTTCAGCACCAGCCGCAAAACCACCCGGCAACTTGCCTTTTAGAAAACTCAATATCCCGCCTCCCTTGCCGCCACCGAGCAGGGCACTAACGCCTGAAGCTGCTGCCAATGCCGTTACCGCAACAGTAGCGGCATATAACGCCGCTGTGAAGCCTGGAAATGTTTCAGCGCCTTTGCTCACCCCATCAAGCAAGGCTCCCAAGGGACCTTCAACAGCGCCAAGCGCATCCACTGATGCGTAGGTCTTCGCATTACCTAACCTGTCTGATTTTGCATCAAGCGTACTATCGACCACACGTGAACTAGTGCCAATCTCGGCACCCTGCTCTTTTTTGACAGCAGCCAATACCTCGCCGTATTTTCCGGACGGGGACATCATGCCAAATAACCCAGTGAGCGCCTGGCGATCCTGAACGCTCTTGCCGACGCCTTTGGCCATCATGACGTCGGCCATCGCCTGGTAGAGTTTCTGCTTTTCGGGTTCGCTTTTGGCGGCATCCGCCTTGGCCTTCAGCTCCAGATATTTCTTATCCTTAGAGCCGATCTGCTGCACCACCCCAACAAAGGCTTCGAGAGAATTCTTGCCCTTGGCCATGCTAGCCGTAAGCGAGCCGTATAAATCGACATTCTGTCGCTTAAAGTCATTCGCTGCGTCATTTGATGTGACTTTTGTCAGCAGGTTAACCAGATTGTTACCCGCTTCGTCCGCTGTGCCAGCGGTCATGCGCGATGCCTGGTTCGCCGCGATCAGCGACTCAAACCCGCCCATCCCCTTCATGCCATTGTTTCCGGCCATTGCCATTTGTTGAGGCAGCCAGCGTGCCATATTGCTTAATTCAAAACCACCTTCTTGACCTGCTCTGATTGCCTTCGATATTGCCAGCGGGATCTGCTCATTACTCAATCCCATATTCTGCTTGGCGGCAATGGCGATTTGCGCCAGGTCATTGCCGCTTGCTCCGGTTCCTTGCGCTGCCTCTTGCAGCATCGGCAGCAGCTTCATGGACGCATCAAGACCAGCTTTGCCTTGACCCATCGCGCCAGAACCTATCAGCGTATTTAACGTTTCAGCAGCTTGCTCGGGCGTGCCGTGCCCATTTTTTGTCGCAGCGCGAATAGCTTTATCAAGCTCGGATTTACCCGCAATACGTCCAGCTACGTCACGTTCCGAATAGGCGGTATTGGCTATAAGCGCCAAGCGGCGGTCATAAGCCATTGGTCGTGCTGCCGCACTCTTCAGCACGTATCCGCCAGCGGCCACCGCCGCGCCAGCCTGCGCAACCTTCATCAGGGTTTCGCGTGCAGCACCTGCGGCGCTGCGCATGGTGCGCAACGCCGAGGTCATACGCTCAATGGGCGTTGTCTTGATGCGCGCAGTTGCGGCGGCGATGCCGGAAACAGAGTTCTCAACTGCTTTGGATTCGCCCTGCACCGCTTGCAGCGCAGATTTCAAACCACGGCTCATCTGATCGTTGAGCCGGAGTAGCAGTTGTAGTTCAAGGTTTTTTGACACGGCGCGCTCCTTTGAAATGGCTGGTTTTGGTTGAGGCATTTCCCGCACCTGGCGAACGGCGTTTGCCGGACAAAATGCCGATCAGCGAGATGGCGCGCGCCTCAGTCAGTGCCTGCGGATCCTGGTATCCATGCATCCGCAGGGCAATTTCCAACTCTAGGTAGGGCTTGAGGGATTGCTCAAGCCTTTCCGCTTTTTTTCCAGTTCGTCCTGGGCGTTATAGATCGGTTCCACATCGTCTTCGGGTAGAGCCAACAGAAATTCGCCGGTGATTTCATCCCTGGACAAACTACCCAAGCTCACCATCTGTTCCGCTGCCTTGAAGATGCGCAACCTGAGGTGCGATGCGTCAGGGCCGGCCTTCTCGACCGAGGCGATCGCATCCGCGATCGTAGCGCCGCGCAATTCAAAGTCACGATGCTTAACCCCTTCGCGCTCGACACCGCAAATTAATTGACCTTTTACCGTAATCATTTTTTTCCTTTCAGTGTTGTTGACCATGCGTTGTTCACAGCGGATTCAAATCGTTCTCTTTTACGCGCTGCATTTTGTTGGAACTTGGCAAGCTGACTGGCGGTACTTTGTTTGCCTTGTTTCGCTAGCAACAAACCAAGCAAATTAACGGAGGTAGAACTAGTATTTTTCCCTGTTGTGGCTGACATGGCGCCATCCTCTCTCAATGAATATTTCGTTTTAAACTGGTCTAACCAGAAATTATCTGGAGAGGCGCTCCTTTCTTGCCTGCCTTGTGTTTATTGTGCGGATGCGCGCCTGCTAACCACACGCCGTCTTCCGTAAGTCTCAGCACTGTGCGCGTTCCATCCATTCGACTGCGAATGAATTTACGCGCCATCAGGAAATACACACCATCAATTCCGTGAGGTTCGGAGATCAAGTAGATGCGCTGCCCCGGCCTCCATAGTTTTTTGTCAAAAGGCTGCCCAGGTGCAACGATGCGATGCCCCTGGACCGTGGCGGTGAGGGTGAGGCCATGTAATCGGCTATCGCTAATCAACTTTTTGGCGCGGGCACTGCACATGCCATTGTTTTCGGCTTCAGGATCGCAGACGATCTTCGGACGATGTCTGAGGACGCTTTTATCTTGCCAGCTGGCATGCAGGTCAGGTTTACATGGATCTAATTCAGTGCCAGGCGTTTGGCCTAGCACGGTCACTCTTGAATAACGGCCAACGTGTGATGCGGTCTTGTCCAGGCTGATGACATTGTTGCCCTTGCCGTTACGTCTGACGATCAGCGCAGCCACAATGGGCGATGAATAATCAGGGCCGCCGACTACCAACGTGCCGTCCGGCTCGAACCAAGGCCACAAGCCATTGGCTTCGGCGGCGTTCGCCAGCGCATCCCATGCAGTATCGCCAGGCTGGGTGTTGATTTTTTTCCTTGCAAAAGTTAAATCTGCATCAATTCGGATTGTTGTTTTATTGAATTCGCCAGTTATTGCAGCCACAATATCTTTTAAGCTCAGCTGCTTCCTATCGATAATCGGAGCTGAACAATCTAACAGGTCGGCTGCGAGGTCGCGCCCCGACATCGTGAGCGTGTGCGTGGTTTTGCTAACTGAGTGACTGATTTCATCGACATAACCAG